GGTGTTTACACAGGTTGTGTACCTGAAAGCACCCCCTATACCAGCCCTGGTATAGGTGAGGGGGAAATTCACGCTCAGGACGGCACGGTTGATGCCATTCAAGAGCCGGAACGGCCCCTGACCGAGGCGGAGAAACATCTATCGGTCCTAGAAGAGCAGGTCCGGCTTGCGGGCCGAGATGGCGACATCCCCCCGCAATTGCTGCACATGGCCGCCGTGGCCTGGGAGCGTTGGCAACAGGCCGCTGAAATGCTCGCACGCGAAGGCATCACCGTTCAGACATCGCAAGGCATTACCGCGCATCCAGCGGCTATGATTGAGAGGCAAGCATGTCAGACCTACCAGAACTTAATCAGCCGAATGGGCCTGTCAGCCACGCCATCCCAGGCGCGGTACAAGGCCAACAAGACCCCGCGCCTCAAGAAGGCCATGACGATCAGCGACCTGATGAGCCGGCAAGCGGAGGAAATCCCCGCCTCCTAACCGACGGTCCGATCTTTGAGGAATTCTGCAAGGTCTTCATCAAGCAGAGCATCGGGCAATTCTCCGGACAGCCGCTCCGGCTTGAGCCGTTCCAGCGAGACTTCATCAACGATGTGTTGAGCCGCGATCCCGTCACCGGCAAGCGCCGGTACAGCGAGGCCATGCTCTTGCTCCCCCGCAAATCCGGAAAGTCAACGCTGGCTGCAGCCCTGGCAATCTTCCAGACCCTGCGCGATGCCGGCAAGGAGCCGCAGACAATTGTGGCCGCAGCATCCAAGGACCAGGCCGCCGTCATCTTCCGGCAGATTCGGGCGTTCATTGCCAACAACCCAGAACTATCGGCCCTGCTCATTCCGAAGCAGTACCACATAGATGTGCAGGGAGGCGGGTTCATCAAGGTCGTGGCATCCGACGGCCGGCTTCAGCACGGCTCTAACCCGTCGTGCGTAATCGTAGACGAGTTATGGGCGCACCAGGACGGCGAGTTGTACACGGCGCTGACCTCTGGCTCCGGCGCGCGCGACGAGCCGCTCACCATTGCCATCAGCACACCGGGCTATGACCCGGATCAAATCCTGGGTCAGATTTACAACCGGGTAATTGAGACCGCGCCGGATCAGCAATTTCAATCCGGGCCGTACTACCGGCGCATTGCCCGCGATCCGGACAACGGATTCCTGCTCTATCACTACGGAGCGCCGGAGGATGCCGATGCTGACAGCCCGGAGGTGTGGCGCAAGAGCAACCCGGCCCCATGGATCAGCGACCAGTATCTCCGGCAACAGCGATTCAAGCCGACGACCCGGCTTTCGGAATTCCGGCGGCTACACCTGGGCCAATGGGTACATGCCGGTGAAGAGTCCTGGCTCCCAATGGGTTCGTGGGCCGCGTGTGCCGAAGAGACCGTAACGCTTGACCCGGCATTGCCGGTAGCGGTTGGGATAGATGTGGGTATTACCCGGGACGCTTCCGCCGTGGTCATTGCGCAGAAGCAGGGCGACAACATTGTGGTGGAGTCGCGTGTCTGGGCCAATCCGTACCCGAAGGACAGCAGCATGGGCGCGGCCTGGCAGGTGGACATTGAGGAAATCCGGCGCTATCTGGTCAGCCTTCGCGAGCGATTCCCGGCAGCCATGGTCAAGATTGACGGCCGGACACGGCCCGGACCGGCGTTCTGCTACGACCCCTGGTCATTCCGAGAGTCCGCTCAGATGCTAGAGGGCGAGGGTTTGGCCATGGTGGAGACAAATCAGACGGATAGCCGGATGGTTCCGATGACGGCAGACTTGTTCCAGGCCATTGTGACCCGCCGGCTGCGGTACGATCCAAAGATAAATGTTGCGCTAACGCGACATGTCATGGCCGCAGTAGCAGTACCCAGAGGAGATGCCGGTTGGCGAATTCGCAAGCCGAGAGGAAACACGACAGCGAAAGTGGACGCGGCTATCGCGATGGTGATGGCGGTGAGCCAGGCCATGCAGCCGGCTCCGAAGCGCGCGTTCACAGGTATGATCGCGTAATCAAAGCGAACCAATGCCGATGTGCAGTACCATACATTAGCCCAGCAGACGAAGATGAATGGTGTTGGAAGTGCGGCCTTCCTGTAGATAACGAGGAGACCTGATGGCTGATCGTAAGATGCCAGACTTTGCTAACCCGGCGAATTACATTCAGCCAGGAAAGAAAGACTCGCTCGCATCGTGGATGGCATTCTTTGGCATGGCCGAACAAGGGTCGGGCGACTACAACTCCTCAAGGGATTGGGCGCGCGCGGCCGCAGATGAGCCGTTCCTCAACGCTTGTATCAAGTTAAAGGCCATGAGCGCCGGCTCGGTTCCGCTCCGGGTCTATGTGCGCCAAGATCACAACCTTATTCCGGCAGACCTTGCCAACGATCCAGAGGCCGCTGAGTACCAGAAACTTCTTGACACCGTAAATCCATACAGCATGTCTGCATCTGATTTCCGGGGCAGCCTTGTTGCAAGCCTTTCGGTGTACGGCGAAGCCTATGTTCGCAAAGTTCGCGGCCGCCTTGGCGGGCCACCACAAGAGTTGTACCTGCTCCGGCCGGTAGACCTCACGCCAAAGATGGGCCAGACCTGGATTGAAGCCTACGAATACAACCCGTTTGGATCAAAAGCGCGCAACGCGCAAACCGAAATCATTCCGGCTAAAGACATTGTGGCCTTCCGGCTTCCAGGAAACTTTGTTGACCCGACGCGCGGCCTCTCCCCTCTCTCTGCAATCCGACGCGAGGTAGAGGTCAGCGTCATGGCCTCCGAGCATACAAACGCTTTGCTTCGCAACATGGGCGTACCGGTTGGCGCATGGGTTGCGCCGAAGGACAGCGACCTTACGGTGCAGGACCAATCAGCAATCAAGAAAGTGTTGGCCGCAATCTCCGGGCCAAAGAATGCCGGCAAGAGCGCGGTGCTCCCAGGCGGCCTTGAGTGGCAGCAACTTGGTATCCCGGAACAGGACGCGCAGTACCTGAACGCGCGCAAGATTAGCCGCATGGCCATTGCATCCGCCATGGGCGTGCCGCTACAACTTGTTGGTGACGACGAGCACTCTGGCGTGTACCGATCAGTACGCGACGCAGAGCAGGTGTTCTGGCGCAGAATGAAGACAGAACTCGGCTGGGCGGCCGACATCATGGACTCCTGGTTGACGACAGAGTTTGATACGACCGGCCGATTGACCGTGCAGTTTGACATGACTAGCATTGAAGCCCTCCGGCCAACACCGCAAGAAGAACTAATGCTATGGACGCAGTTGATGGACCGGCGCGTCGTCACGCCAAACGAGGTACGCGCGCACTTTGGCCTTGGCGCTCCAACCGAATGGGGCGACATCCCGCTCCTCAATGGCCAGCCGCAAGAGGGCCTGGTTGGCAAGCGGCCGATCACGGTTGGTGACCTTCCTGCAAACCAGACAGCGGTGGAAGAGGATCATGTAGTAGACGCTCCGCCAATCATGTCGTGGTTTGAGAAGGAGTCACACCTCTATGGCCGGCCAGAAGTTAAGGCCTTTGTTGCCGGCGGTAAACTAGATGCCGCTGCAATGGTAGGATTCGCGGTGAACGACCATGAGCGCCGGACTATTGAACTAGGAATCAAGAGGCGCTACAGTAGTAAGCAGATTGCCAATGGCGTAGAAGAAGACGAGTACCCCGGATTGAAGGGAGCAAACGAGTGAAGCATCTGAAGATTGCAGCAACGGCAGACGGCGGCTTGGTTATTGAGGGCTACGGCGTGCCGTTTGGCGGCCCAATCAAGGGCAAGGACCTTCACGGACAATACTTTAGCAAGAACACAGACTTTGCACTTGACCTTATTCCGGACGGACAGCGACCACTTCTGTTTCAGCACGGCCTGGATTCAGCCGTAGACACGGCCGTGATTGGCCGCTGGGGTGTCAAGAAGATTGACGACGGCGGTGTTTGGGTACGCGCACAGTTGGACGCGCGCTCGGAATACATCAACGAGATTAAGGAATTGGTTAGCCAGGACGCTCTTGGCTTCTCGTCCGGGACTATGGGCCACCTGGTCAAGGTCTCAGGCAAGACCGGAGAGATTCTTAAGTGGGCGCTCGTTGAGTTGAGCCTGACCCCAAACCCAGCCAACCCAAATGCTTACATCGTGCGCGCCAACAAGTCGGCCGCAGCCCATGTGAAGTCCCTCTTTGCCACCAAGCATGGCGACCATGATCAGAGCGAGCACGGTTCCTGGGCAACCGGCGGTGGGTCCGACAAGGGTGGTCGGGTAGCAGCAGCACTAAGCGCAACCGAGAACCAGCGAGCGTCAGTTATGGACGCAATTACTTCTATTCCAAAGGAAGATCGCTATGTTCATTTGCTTCATCATGTGGCCGTAGACAAGGCGTTAGAAAAAGGTAACTGGGAAGAGGCCATGAACGCAGCCGGGCAGGGTCGCGCGGAAGCAAACAGGCTAGGGCAAACCTACATTGCCGACGAATTCATGAGATTGAACATTGAAATTTCTAAGTTTGCCGCCGACGAATACGACAACCGAGTTGTTCGCGACCTTACCGGCGGGTCTAATTCCGCCCCCAAAGAGGCGACAATCTACCGAGACCTGACTGGCAATTCTAATTCTGCCCCCAAAGAGAAGACAATCTACCGAGACCTAACCAAGACACGAGGAGGCAAGAAAATGTTGAAGGTCAAGCGCACGGTTAAGCACGGAGACCACGATCAGTCAGAGCATGGCGCGTGGGCGACCGGCGGCGGGGCCGGCGACAAGGAGACATCCGAGCGCGAGAAGACCGGCGACGAGAAGGGCTACAACGGTTGGACTAATCATGCAACCTGGAACATGAATCTGATGGTTGGCGAGGGCATGTTTGAGGACGAACTTGTAAAAGAAGCCCTTGACGACAATAACGGAGATGCGGCCGGAGCAGCGCGCGATCTTGGACTAACCATTCGCTCTTCGGTTGAAGAGGACTTTGACGCTAGCGGCTTAAATTCTGACATGGCCGACGGAGTTATTAGCGGCGTGGTTGAGCGCATGGACTGGGATGCAATTGCCGACAACTACATTGCGGAAGTTGGCGGAGAGGAAACCTGGAAGGGTTCGGATAGTTTCCGAAGGGGAGACGAAGAGGAACACAACGGGTGGACCAACCGGGCAACCTGGCTTGCGTCGTTGCACATTGACAACTCTGGGGTTATGGGCGGCTCCGATAGCATTCGCGACATTGCCAAAGAGGTGTTTGATGCTGCCGGCGGCGACTCCGAAAAGGCGCGCTACGAGTTGGGCCGCATGTTGGCAAGCAACATTCAAGACGAACTTGAAATGACAAAAGACGAAAGCAACGGCGGGGCCAGCAACCCGTTCCTTATTGACCTGTTTAATCAGGGCTTAGACGGTGTTAACTGGTCTGAAATTGCTTCTCACACAGTTGATGCGTATAACGAGCCAAAGAAGTCATTCCGGGTCAAGCGTTCCACCAAGCATGGCGACCATGACCAGAGCGATCACGCTCCTGGCGGCTCCGGGGCCGGAGCCAAAGACGAGGCCGAGGCCGCGTCCGGCGCTACCAATAGCGGCGTAAGCGAAGAGACCCAGAACGACATTGACACACTTGCCGAAGAAGTTAAGGACCTAGACAGTTCCTTTGAGGACCTTAATGATGTGCGCGGGTTTGGTATTACCGTAAACGGCGAAGAGATGGGCATTCTAGAGTTCAACACTTCCGAGGGTACGCAGGGCGGCACAAACTACTTTATGACTGAGAACACCTACAACAACGACATTGAGGGGGTCCCTGGCCCAGAGCATGCGTTTGTGACGCTTTCCGAAGATGAAACCTACGACGCAATGGATTCCCAGGAGTTAAAGGATTATCTTGCGGCAAAGTTAAGCGGCGCTCCAGAAGATGAAGTTGCCACGGCCTACGATAAGTTGGTCCGGCTTGCCGACAAGAATTACAAAGAGGCCAATGACACCGATGAGGGCGTTCTCGGCCTAGAATAATCTGATACACTCGCTGGGCGAGTTGGCCCATGTGGGCCTCTCGCGTCTAGCCGGAGAGACCGGGGACGCGAACGCTGACGCTGACGCTCCATCGGACGACCTGACGAGGCATTGGTAAACAATGGACCTCCCGGTCCGATAACGATAGGAGAATAATCGTGGCAAACAACGATTTCCTGTCGGAGAATGAAGTTGAGACTCTCGTTTCTAAGGCTGTGACCAAGGCTGTTAAGGCCCTAAACACGGTTGACGAGAGCGCCCGACCAGTTGCTCCGACCAAGGCTGCGGCGTTTAACCGTGGCTCTTATGGTCTTCCTAACCTTGGCATCGCTGTAAAGTCGGCCTTCCGTGGCCAGACTGTCAACGGTGGCGAGTTTGAGAAGGACTTTTCACAGACCGCAGCCGAGATTTTCGGCTACAAAGGTGCAGCCGGCGATGATTCGCTGACCGCGCGTTCGGTCGTTTGGCCTAAGACCCCTGAAGAGGCTCGCGCCGTTCTTCATGCGATGGGCGAGACGAAGCACGCAGCCCGAGTAGATTCGGCAATCAAGGCCGCATCTGAGGGTACGACCACCGCTGGTGGATACCTCGTTCCCCCAATGTACGCGCAGGACGCATTCCAGTACGCTCTGGTTCCGAACATCGTGTTCCGCAACCTTCCAGGGCTTACGACGATGCCAGTCAAGAGCAATCTTGTCTACCTCCCACGCGAAGATTCCCGTGCAGGTGCAGCAACTTCTGCCGAAGCCGGTTCACTCTCCGCACAGGATGTAACTTTCGCGCAGCAGTCAATCACCATCAAGAAGGCGTATGGCTATCGCGTATTCAGCAATGAATTGCTTGCCGACGCTGATCCTTCGTGGAACGAGTTCATTACGAAGACGCTTCTTCGCGATGTGGCTCTGTTTGCTGATCAGCAGCACCTTGAAGGAACTGGTTCCTCAAACGAGATTACTGGTCTTGCCTCAATTAGCGGCGTGACCTCGGGACCATCATTGGGAGCCAACGGTGCTGCGCTCTCGTTTGATAATTTGTATACGGCTGTATACAACTTGAGACTGGCAAATGTTGAGCCACAGAGCGGCTCGGGCGCATGGATCATGCACCCACGCACTCTTAACTCGCTTATGCAGTTGAAGGACAGCAGCAACCAGTACATGCTCACAGCGGCTCAGGGCTACAATGCCCCGATGGCGCTTGCGGGCGGGTTTGCTACAAGCAACGGCCCGAAGGCCTCGCTCCTTGGCATTCCGGTGTATGTGTCCACGCAGATCGCAATTAACCGCACGACCGGCTCAAACAGCGACACATCTAATGTGTACTTGGTTGATTCGTCTAAGTTGGTTTTGCTTGAGCGTCAGGGTATTGAACTCGCGTTTTCGGATCAGGTAGGTTTCGCGACCGACCAGTCCGCGTACCGGGCAATTGCTCGCCACGGCATCGCTGCCGTGCAGCCAACGGCTGTTGAGAAGATCACGGGTGTCCGCGCCTAATTAGGTTCGGTTCCACGGTGAAGCAAGACCCTCGGGAGTTCGCTCCCGAGGGTCTTGCTCTATACTGACCCCATGCCAACTGCAATCGGCTCCTATGTAACCACGGCCACCGCTAAGGCCCGCCTTGGCATTCCCTCCGCAGACACAACTGACGACACGCTAATCGGCAAGGTATGTGACCAAATCAACGCTTACATTGAGTCCTACACCGGGACCGTCCTGGCCCCAATTTCCGGAACGCTAGTCAAGACCTTTGACGGCTACGAATGCACCTCAAACCGGGTCCTGCTTATCCCGCGAGGAGTCCGAACCATTACCCTTCTAGAGAACTCGGCCTATACCGGCGGTCCCTTCCAAACCATTCCATCAACGGATTATTTCCTACGGCCGTCGGGATACGACTTAAACCCAGGCTATCCATACACCGAGTTGGTTATGACCAATGTTCCAAGCGCCGGTAACCCATTGCCAACTTTTAATCCTGGATTTGACAACATCCGCATCACGGGGACCTGGGGATGGCCCCAGACACCCGATGAAATTACTGAGATTGCAGAGGTAATGGTAGTTCGCGCGTGGGCCGGACGACAGGCCGGACAGACAGATCAAATCGGGGTTAGCGAAGGGGGAATGCCGATCATTAGTCGGACCGTCTCCCTTCGCGACCGCGAAACCCTTGGAAGGTTTAGACTGAAGAGGCCGGACGAAATCGGCTGAGTCAAGTAGGAGGAAACATGGCAGAGAAGAAGAAGATCAGTTGGAATCCGGACGAGGTAATTAAGCGTCCGATGGACAAGGAGATGGAGGCAGAGCGCGCCAAGATTGGACTAGCCGAAGAAGCCCCTTCGCTCCCGCTCACCGAGGAGCAGAAGCGCGCACGCGCGGATCGCTTCGTCTGGAAGCCGGGAGACCTGCGCCGAGTTCGCTAATGCCCCGCGTGTTTGCCGTTACGCGCGCGCGCAAGCACGCAGACCATGACCAGTCGGAACACGGCAACTGGGCCGATGGTTTGCCGTCTATTGCAAAACACAGCGAAGTTTGGAAGACCGACTCCTACAAGCGCCTGACCGAACAAGCAAAGTTGGCCAACCCAGAAGGTAAGTACCCCGGCCCAGTAGAGTCCTGGGTAAACGGCCCAAGCAACTCATACGGAGCAAACGCGCACTTGACTATAGATGTGCATGTTTCCAACCTTGAGTTGGCCAAAGATGTGTTTCGGGAACTGGGCTATCAAGACAAACACATGCAAGTGACACCTAAACTTGTTGAGCAAGGATTGGGAAGAGATAGGCAGCAGGTAGATCGCGGCCTTGTCTCGGTCCGCGTTCCCTGGGCCAAGCCGGCTAAGTCCATTAAACACGGTGACCACGATCAGTCCGACCACGGCAACCGAGATGGGGCCGGAGTATCTAGTGCGCCACAAACATTCTCTGAGGTACTAAGCCTAGCCACAGGAACAAAAGACGGCGGCGAGTTGCTGACTAAAGTGTTAGAAGCGCGTGGAGTTAGCATGAAGCCCCAGTTGGCCAAACTTACGGGTAGCGACAGAATCTACCGGGGCGTTACAACAGATGAGGCCGCACGCTCATTCCTTTCCGGAGAAGCGCCAATCATGGGCGGCTACCCCATGGGGGATGACGGACGGCTAGAGCCATACACCTGGGGCGCTGGATTCTACGCAACAACTGAGCGTGAAGAGGCCGTAAGTTACAGAGGAGACAACGGCCGGGTTATTGAAATGGAGTTTAGCCCGGAGGCAAAGATTCTTCGTGGTGAATTAGCGTGGGACCAAGTACCCGACATGCCGGATGACTGGAGTAAGCAAGAGTGGGGGGAATTTAACGGAACTATTTCCGATCTTAAAAACGCATACTGGGCTTCCCAGGGCTATGACGCTATTGACCTTGGTCGGGAAATCGTAATTCTAAATCCTGCTGCAATAATTGCCGATGTCTCTACGGCAGAAGCCGTAGGAGTTGACTCTGGTCGCAAGTCACCGTTTGACAACAAGTCCCTCAAGCATTTGGACGGCGAGCACGACCAGGGAGATCACGGCAGTTGGGCCACGGGCATTACGGGCGGTAAGAAACTTCCGGCTGCTGAGTTTGCGGCAAAGTTAGTTGCAAGGGCCGCTGAGTCTCGCGGTGGAAAGTCCGGAATTCAACAACTTGATTTGTCTAACACAAGTTCGTTTGCAGAAATCAAATCTGCTTCCGACAAGATCACCTCAGCCATTGACGAAGAGATGGGGAAATGGCCAAGCGCATACGCTCAACCACGAGTTGAGCCTACAGAGCAGCAGAAATTTCTGAAGCAGTTTAGCGACGGATCAGACTTGATGAGGAATACCCTCCATTCTGCTAACGAGGGAGAAATTGGCCGGAATAAAGACTTTCAGTTTTTTGTGGCCACGGGTGTGGACGGTACTACCCCGGTCGGCACGCTGGTGTACAGAAATTTCACAGCAGAGAATGTCGGAAACAACCCGTACCTTACAGGGCATGAAGATAAATGGGTAGAGTTGACCAACATTGGTACTAACGGCCTAGAGCCGGGAGTTGGAACCAGGCTTGTAACGCAAGTCTTGGGCGCGGCGGCAGAAAGTGGACGGGGAGTTTGGCTGAATCAGCCATACGATGAGGCCGTCAGTTTTTACCGAGAGTTAGGGTTTGAGATGAAATACAAACAGGGAGACTGGATTGGCTACATGGAGCCGGAAACCGTCCAGGAGTGGTGGAAGTCGTATGAAGCAGCAGGAGGCAAATAATGTACGACGAGGCTTTGCCCAAGAAACTCCGCGACAAGATTCTGCGCGACCTTAAGGGCAAGCCGGCCAAGGCCGTAAAGCATGAAGCCGGCCCGGATCATGACCAGGCAGACCACGGAAACTGGGCAACCGGCGGCGGGGTCTTAGCCAAGAACGCTGAAAGGTTTAGGGCGGCTGGCGGCTCTATTGACAAGCCAGTAAAGGCAACTGACGATCCTGAAAAAGACTACGGCTTGCAATGGCAGACACTTTCCGACAAGGCGATTGCGTCAGCAGACGCATTAGAAAAGGCCGAAGATGCCGACCGAAATCATTGGGACACAAGTAAATACGATGTTGACAGCCCTCAATACCAAAAGGAAGCCAAGCAACTAGAAGAAGCGTACAACGAGGCCAACCGATTAGCCCTTGGAAATAAGTTGACTGCTGATGCCATCTTAAGCACCCCATTTAACGAGGTGATTGTGGCTCGGGACAGCAAGGGGCAAATTGTTGGCGCGCTTGCCTACTACATGCCTCCGGAAGAAGATCAACTCACCGTTCAATTGCTCGGTAGCACTCACGAAGTGCCAGGAACGGGTACTGCCCTCATGCGCGAGGCCATGTCTATTGCCTTAGAGAAAGGAATTCCGTTTCAAGTCCTGGAGCCAGTTGCGGATGCTCGGCCGTGGTACGAAAGCCTCGGTCTTGGGCCGTTGCAAATGTCGGAGGCGACTACCTACCACGAGCCTAAACCCCTGTACCGAGTTAATCCGGATGCCTTGAAAGAGATTCTTGGCAGTTCAGTCAAGTCCCTGAAGCACGAGGCCGGTCCGGACCACGACCAGGCCGATCATGGCAGTTGGGCCACGGGAGGCGCTCGTCTAAACAAGTACGATGGAAAGTTTAAGGCGGCCGGTGGTACTACGGAGTCAAAGACAATTGCAACCCCCAAAGATTCGCGATCAGAGCGAGCAAAGGTTGAACGACTAAAGCAGAAGGCTATTGACGCATGGGCAGATGCTAAAGACGGAAGCGATGAGGCAAATGAACTCCGCGCAGTCATTGAGGGATACAGGATGATGGACCTTGCGTATCAGCCACAATCGGAATACTCCTCTAACAGCGCAGTTATTACGGCCAAGGACAGCGCCGGAAAGATTGTTGGCGCGTTGTCGTACTACGCTCCGGAAGGCGGGCCACAGTTGACGGTCCAGTTTCTTGGAACGAGTCACGAAGTGCCAGGAACGGGTACTGCCCTCATGCGCGAGGCAATGCAGTTGGCCCTAGACGAAAACAAGACCTTTGCAGTCCTTGATCCATCAGAGAAAGCACGGCCATGGTACGAGTCCCTGGGCCTTGGCCCGGTTGTCACAAGGCATGACAGCCTTGGCGGAGAAAGGGAACTTTATACAGCAGACCCGGACAAACTAAAAGAGATTCTTGGCAGCACAGCCAAGTCATAAGGTAGACTCCGGCCATGGCATTTGTAGACTCCTCCATCGCAGACGCAGTAGCCGCTCGGGTAGCCACCGTAACGGTTGCCTCCACCGTTGCCGCCATCCGGGGGGCTACTGCGGCCCCGCCTGACAAGTTGCAGGTCCTTCCCTACGCGGTAGTCCTTCCGAGTTCAGACCGGGTTGAGCACTACGCATCCGCGCGCAAGGTGACCTGTTCATTTACCGTCCGGTTGTACCTGGGCAGTCCCCAGGACTTTGCCCGACGATTCCCGGCCTTGCACACCTACCGAACCGCACTCCGGGACATCTTTGTTGGCGATGTGACCCTCGGAGGTCTGGTAGACTTGGCCACAGTTGATTCCACCCGCATCGGTGCAGACATGTATGCTGGGGATGAGTTCGTAACCGTAGAAGCCACAGTCACATGTGTGAAAGGGGAGAGCCTTGATTATCAAGCCTGAGACTACTGAGAGCGCAACGATTACGGTGGTGCTGGTAAAGCCCCTTGCCGACGGCGCAGTTATCCCCGGCGTAAATGCCGACGGAACTGCATCCGAAGTTGATCGGGTGTATGCTGCTCCGTACCTGAAGGCTGGGCTAATCAAGGAGTTCGTGGCAACCGAAGCGCCGCGAGTTATCAAGGCCGCTTCGGAAGTAGAGGAGTAAGACATGCCAGTATCAAGCGCAGGTAACATCCTATTCACCAAGGCAGTTGCCTTTGGTGAGACCACCTACGGCACGATCCCAACCCTGACTGCGGGCGGCCGTCGTCTTGTTACCTCCCCTACCGGCATCATTAGCCCAGGAACCAACATTGAGTTGGGCCAGGACCGGGCAGTTGCACTCCGCAACCCAATCCTGTCGTCCACCGGAGTCGTCGTATCCCAGGAGCCAACCATTAGCCTAGACGCTCCAAGCCTGTCTCTTGAAGACTGGGTGTTCTACCTTCAGGGCATTAAGGCAGTCTCGCCAGTAGGCGCGGCAAACCCATACACCTGGACCTATGACATCAGCATGACGGCCAGCAACACGCCAAAGTCGTACTCCATCGTCATGACTGACGGCGTACAGAACTTTGTGACTAACTACACCATGCTGACCAGCCTAAGCATCTCGGCAGACCGCAACGGTCTCACAACCGCGCGCGCGGAGTTCTTTGCGCAGACGCTTGCAAAGGACAGCACAACGCTTGCAGACACCGTGCAGTCCTCCGTTACCTACATGCCGGGTCGCCTCTGGAAGCCGTACTTCCACACTTCGTTCCCAACAGTTTCACAAGGCACGGCGTATTCGTACCTTCTTGACTGGTCGCTGGACATCACCCCCGGCAATGCCCGACAGGCGTACCAGAGCGGCACGCTTACGATGTCAACTCACGCAGAGTCCGAGCCGTTCACGGGTCAGATTTCTCTGACCGTTTCGGCTAACGCTGCTGCCATCACGGAACTCTACGACGCATACCAGGCGGCAACGACCAAGTATCTTCGCCTTGAGTGGACCAACGGCTTGGCATCAACCTCGCTTCGCAGCGCCAACATCTGCCTGGCCTTCATTCCGACAGAAGTGACACCCCTGGCTAATGCCGAGGACGGCCTCACAACCGTCACGGTGCAGGGTCAGTTGGTTACGGATGTTGCAGGGGCATCAAAGACCCTGCTCATTGAGTTGAAGAACGGGCTGTCAACAGCGCCGTAAATAGTAGATAGGAGGGCATAATGACCGACGAAACAACTCCAGTAGTGGCCGCACCAGTAGCGGCCGCACCGGTAGCCGCTGCGCCTGAGCCAGTTGCAGCGGTTGCACCAGTACCAGTACCAACAACCAAAGAGATTGCGTTGCGCGCTCCCTTTGAGGGCTGGAAAGCCATCATGCAAGTCCGCCGAGTCCCGGCTCGCGTGCTAATTGACCTTCAGTCGCCAATCTTTGACAAGCAGTTGGGTACGGTTGCTAAGTTGGTAAAGAGCCACAACTTTACGGACCCAGAAACCGGCGAGCACTACGCAGATGTGCTTGACGCGCCGATTGAGGCGTTGACTCAGTTAATGGAACTATGGGGAGAAGCGGTAAGCAGCGTCCCCCCTATGTGAGGACGGCGGCGGCCCGCCTTAGCGTTGGCCACTCCGCTGTCCCACCGGCTGAACTGATCCTGTACATCGTTGGGAAAGAGTTTGGCATCGCACCCTGGAAGTTGGCGCAAGAGGATGTGTCCGATGTGATGGCGACATACGCTATCCTTAGAGAGATGCAACCCAAGCCTCAACCAAAGGGGAACAAGCGTGGTATTTAGCCTATTTGGCGGCAAGAACAAGTCTATCTCCCTGAGCATTGAGGACGATGTGCTTGGGACGATTGACCGATTGCGCCTCCAGTTGGCCGCCGGGTTTGACGAACAGTCCATGCAGCAGTTCATTGGCTATGCGGCCTTAGAGGGGGCTATGTACCTAGAGCCATTCATGGAGGCCGCAGCCCCGGTTGGCTCTGCCGCAGAGGGAGACCCGCATCCGGGCCGTCTCCGCGACTCCATTGTCTCCCGGGTTGGCAAGTACAAGAAGCCGTCGGCCATTGTCGGCATCTACCCAGGCCGGAACCGCAAGGATGAGTCCGGCGCGTACTACGGCCGGGCGGTTGTTTCCGGAACCGGCACTACCTGGTCTAGGCGCGGGGCTATCTCCGCGCGCGCGGACCTACGCGCGCGCTGGAAAGCCCAGGACAAGCGCATGGGAATGACCTTCAACAACATTACTAAGAAGCGTAGGGCTAAGGTGTACAACCAGCGTCTAGAGGCCTTGGGGCTACTCCAGACATACGAGCGGACTGCGCTACCATCCCGGCCGTTCGTCCGAGAGACCGCTAAGGACCGCCGGTCCGATGTTGCGGATGTGGTCAAAGGTACGCTGACGGCCTTAATTAACGACGAAGCCGCACGGGCTATTGTCGGGGCAGTACCATTGACCGCGAAGGGTGACAAGAAGTTGATTCGCTCCCAGGCGGCATACGCCAAGCGAGTCGGGATGATGGGGTAAGACATGTCTGAACAGATGAACTTTCAGATCACGGCGCAGAACAATGCCAGCCGTGCCATTAAGGATGTATCCCGAGACCTAGGCGGACTCAAGGGCGCGTCTCAGCGCGCCGGCATGGGCATCAAGGTTGCATTTGCCGCAGCCGGTATTGCCATTGTTGCCGCAACCAGGTTCATTACTGACGCAACCAAGGCGGCAATGGAAGAAGAGAAGATTAACAAGCGTCTTATTGGCGTACTCAAGAGTCGGAAGATGGCCACGGCAGAAAGCACGGCCGCTATTGTCAAGCAGGTAGAAGCCGGAAAGAAGTTGGCGTTCTCTGGAGACGAGATCAAGTCTAGCCTTGCAGCCATTATTCCGTTTGCCAAGAACACTACAGATGCCATTGCAATCCAAAATGCCGCAATGGAAGTTGCTGCGGCTCAAAACATCAGCCTTAGCAAGGCCTCAACGATTGTCGCGCGCGCGTACATCGGCCAAGGAAAGTCGTTGGCCAAGTTGGGTATCCAGACGACAAAGACCGAGAAAGTCACTACCCGAGTACTTGTTGCCAACAAGAAGTGGGGCGCGTCCTACAAGAATGTAACCAAAGAAGTCAAGACCGTTATGACGGGACAGAAGGTCCTGGACACCATCATGGAACGATACGGCGGGACTGCGGCCAAGTCTGCTGAGGGCGTTGAGAAGCAGTTCAAGATGTTTGGGGACACCGTAAAGGACTTGAAGCAAGAGTTTGGTGCGGCCTTTCTCCCCATTGCGCTAAAGATTGCCCAAACGCTAAACAAGGACATCCTTCCGCAATTGAAGCCAGTCATCACCGGAGTTGCTGACTTCATCACCAAGAATGTTCCAAAGTTCCTTGCAGAGGTAGACCCAATTATCAAGAGAATTGCCGGACCTGGCGGACTCGTTGAGGGGTTCCTCAAGATGGCTAAGACGGTTTGGGGAGAGAACGGTGAGGGTCCTCTTGGTAAAGCATTTAAGGCGTTAGGCGGTTTAGTCAAGGAAATCCTTGGAATGGCCAACAAGGTCATTGGATTCCTTGGTGGAAATACTCCCACGGGTCCGACATACACCGGAATTCAGTACGGGTCTACCAACCCTGAGTTCATGCCGCAACCAGGTCGCGGCCCACAAAGCCCAAGTAAAAACATCAGCCTTTCGGGAATTCCTCTAGTCGGGCCACTTCTTGAAAGTGCGGGCGCTGGCATTAACCGACAGGGAGCGCAGACCGCAGCAGTTACCACAATTGGCGGCGCGCTGCTATCTAAGTTGCTCTTCAAGAAGATGCCAGGACTGGGTATGCTTGCGTCTCTCGGACTTGGCGGCTACATGGCCGGCGGGGCCGACGCGGGAACATCGGCCATGGATACCCTTGGACTCTTTGCTGGTGGGGCCGGTACGCTTCAAGCGTTAAGTTTCTTTGGGGGAATGATGGGAAATGGCGGAGGCGGTGCTGGAATGCCAACAATGCCACGCGCCGGTGGTGGTAAGCCAGGGATTCTTGGGCGACTTGGTGGTGCGCTTATTCCTTCCTTCTTGCGGCCCAAGGGCGGCGGAGTAGCCGCTGGAGTTGCAGGGGCTGCTATGGGCATGGGTGGAGTTGGGGCCATGACAATGAGTGCCAACACCGTGTATCTCAATGCGGGCTCAGTAATCGGCGGCGGCATGCCAATGGGCGGAATGCCTCCTGGCATGGGCGCAATGCAGGGGCCACCAGTTCCTCCGGGGATGAGCAAGCCGGCCGGACGGTTTGCCAGAATTTCACAAGGATTCAGCAATTGGAAGGGAGCAGTCACCGGATCAAAACAATTTGGCGCGCTTTCGCGATTTGGTGGACGACTTGGGACTGCGTTGTCTATTGGCGGTCAAATGTTGGGCATTACTGGCCCGGGTGGACTCACAAGTGGCGTTGGCCGGCTTGGGTCTGCGGCCGTTGGCGGGATCAAGGCGGCCGGCGCTACGGTCATGGGCGGCGTGACCGGTGCTGTCGGAAAGGTTGCCTCATCCGGCGTTGGCCGAGTTGCAATTGGCGGCGCAAGGGCGGTTGGTACTGGTGTTGGGGCAGTTGGCAAAGGCTTGGGGGTTGTGGGTAAGGGACTTGGAGCAGTTGGCAAAGTGGCCTCTACCGGCCTAAAGGCGGTTGGCGCTGGAGTTCCGATTATTGGAGGCATCTTGGCCGGAGCAAATGCGTTGGCAGAGGGTTCGGGAGTTGGCGAGGCCATCGGTAAGGGCGTAGGAAACGCAGCCGGTACGGCAATTGGTGCTGGACTCCTGTCGTGGATTCCTATTGCTGGTCCGCTGCTCGGCGGAATGGTTGGTGGCGCAATCGGTGAGGCAATCGGTGGCGCAATTGGATCAGCAGTTGACAACATCAACAATCCAAAGGGAACAGGCGTAAGTCTTAACCCAATGAACGACAAGTACGGCAGCCTAATTCCTCCGGCGTATCTTGGAACTGGTGTAAGCGCAAATCCAATGAGCGACAAGTACGGAGCGCCAAACATCACGATTAACCTAAATGACAAGCCAATAAACGACGCAATTGAGAAGGTCATTGCGCGTATTCCTGGCGGCGGTTCTAGGGTATTGCAGTAATGCCAGTCCCCTATCTTCTGTTTGTAGAAGGGGTCGTTGGCGCTGGGGTTGTAGACCCGTATGCGGCCGGAACCCCGGGGCCGCTTCCTGGCGCTAATGGCCTAGGTACTGCTCGGGACCTTATTGCGCTTCCGGCCGGGGATCAGCAAACCCTTCCGCGAGTTGCCCTTGAGACCTTCTCTATTACCTCATCCGGGTCTGCAAGCGGATCAAGCATGACTTTTACCATCACACAGCCAGATGTGAGTACGACCTACACGATTACCAATGTGTCAGCAGCGGCAGGAACCGTGACCTACACGGCCGCAAACACCTTGTCAGTTGGCTCGGTGGTCAGCATTACCGGGGTAACGCCATCTGTTTACAACCTAACTAAGGCAACCGTTGCAAGCGCGTCATCTACTCAATTCACCGTGACCAATGCCGCCACAGGGGCGTACACAAGCGGTGGATCAGTTACCATTGTGCCGTGGTTTCTCGCTATGGCCGACATGGCTCCCATTCGTTTCTACGACACGCGCTACAACGCAACACAGCCGGTGCTTCTAGGCTATGTGACCAATGTTCAGGCACGAATGCGCGCGCTAGGCATTGAAGTTCAGGTCACCGGAGCCGATCCTATTAACTGGATGGACAAGATTCTTGTGCGAAAGGGAAAGATTGGTTCAAGTCGTCAGGCAGTAGGGACCATTACCTTGAGTACGGCCGCGCGCGTGAGCGATAAGGCCACCATCAACGAGTTGCTTTACTATGTTGACCTTCGTAGCGACGCTGCAACGCGCCGGCTTGTAGACACTTCTGCTATTTCCGGCTCTGGAAAGACCGCAGTTAGGGCGCTATACCCGAGTTACACGGCGGTAAACATCTCTGGCGAGGTTAAGCAGTTGCCGGTCTCTACCCTTCGCGGGGCAATGGACACGGTGTCGGAGGCCGCTGGTGGCTTTGACACTATTGCGCGCAAGTATTGGATTGACGGCAACGGGCGCATTAACTACAACGCAAGAACGGCTCCGGCTCAGGCCACGGCCCCCTTTGAGGTGGTCACAGTTGCTTCCCAGGTAGACCCGACCGGGAGCAGCGGAGCAACCACAAGCAAGATTGCGGCAACGGGAATCCAGGTGCAGTACGACCATGAGCAAATCATCAAGCGCGCATTCTTGCGGTGCGGAGATTTTGACTCAGGTCTTGACGACGCAACCGATCCGTACACGCGCACATACAACCTAAGCGGTAACTCCGGCCCCAACCTTGGGAGCCGCAATGGTCCACGACCTGACGCTCTTGTTGACTTGCCGGATGTAAAGGGGCTTAACAACACGACCAGAGACAACTTTATTGACAAGTTTGGCAACGGAATGTTGGCAGTTCGCTATCAGCCTATGCGAAGCGTTCGCATTACAATTGTTGGGGCCAACCTGAGTCAGACTGCCAACCCGGCACACGACTATGGCTACACCCAAGGCTATTACTACACCGGATCGGCTTATACCCTGGTCCGGGCCGTGCTCCCTGACCAATGGATCAAGGTAAGCGCCCCACAATTGGGAATCGCGGGAGAGGTCCTTCGCATTGAGGCGGTAACATGGTCATTCGCCAAGGGAACTACAGAGGCATCCCTAGAGATTGAGTGCGACTGGCGGCGCAAGGGGCTTATTGAAAGGATTGGGTAATGCCAAGCGAACTCGGCTCTAACGACGGCGCGCTCTCGTCATTTAAGGGCGACATTATTGCCGATACCGATGCCCCGTTGCTGTCAACGCAGTCAACCGGCGGGCAATCTTATGCCCTCGGGTCTTCGTTGTCGGCCGGCATTTACACAATGGTGCAGAACGGAACATTTAAGGCAACTCCACCAGACCCGGACGCTGCAATTTCCGATCCGGATAATGCGCTTCCGTACTTCTCCCTTGAGTCTAACTATGTATCTGGTTCCCAAATTACTGCCGCTTCTGTTGAGGACTCAACCGTTGCCTCTGGCCGAAAGATTCGCTTTACCATCCCAGTCGGCACGGCCGTTGGGCAATACCTCCGCCTAGTTCGCTATGTCGCAGTCCCGGGTAGCGTAGCCCGAACTTTTACCTATCAACCAAGGTCCGCGTGGAAGGGTGTGACTTCAACGACCGAGGTTTCCGCCAATCATCAGTCGCAGTTTTACCAGGGAGACCTTGCAACAACCACGGGAACAAGCGAAACGCGAACCGCAACGCTGGCGACTATTTCTTCTGCAACATGGGCGTATGAGTTGTATGCCAACCCTGGTGGCTTGCCATCTGTTCCCGCCGATGCGGCGTTTGTGCGCGTAGCGGTTGGCGTGGTGGTTAATACACTTACAACAGGGGTAATACAAGTAGACCTCCATGAAGTCCGAATTGACCATGGCTCAATTCAGAGCCTTATTACCGACCAAACAGACCCGGCTCGCTACGGGTACGCATCTACTTACATGAACAGCGGCCGGCTTGACACGCGATCAAACGAGACCGGAGTGGTTGGGTCTAGCCCGATCATCTCCATCTATTCCAAGCAAGGGAGCATTGGATTGGACGCGAGTTCCGCTGGCGTAGCGCAGACAATTAGCGCCGCAACTAGGGCCGCGTCAACCGTAACCATTACAACCAGCGCGGCGCACGACCTTGAAGTTCTGTATTGGGTCACGGTTGCTGGACTCAGCGGCGCGGCTGGAACAAGCATGAACGGAACATTTCAGGTGTTGTCTAAGACAGCCACGCAGTTCACCTACACGGCCGCTGGAACGGCTGGATCGGCAACGGTCACGGGAGCAACGGTCAAGACCGCTCCCGCTCAGGGCAACATCCTGCTTACGACTTCAACAAACGGTCAGGTAATCGTTAACCCGGGCGGCATTAGCGTTACTGGAATTTCAGACTTTAGCGACGACGCAAGTATTGGCGGGGACGCAACTATCTACGGTGAACTTAATCTCAATGGCGACCTCAACATTGGCGTATCGGACACCAGCACGGACGGAGCAATCATTTTTAAGGGCGGCAATGGCGGCTCTATTCGCGCGTTTAGCGCGGGCGCGGGCAACGATAGCCTTGCCATTAAGAACACAAGCGGGTCAGCGTACACGGCACTAGTAGCGGATTCGTTCTTCCCCGGCGGGCAAGGCTCTTACAAACTTGATTACGACGGTACAAACCTTACGATGAACAAGGCTTTATCTATTACTGGCGCATTAACTACTACGGGAACAGTCACCTGTAGCGGCGCTATGGTCAGCGATGCGATCAGCACTACAACCGCAACCGCTAACGCCGCAATCTGGGTTTTTAGCAGCGGCACAACTTACAGCCTACGCCGCAACTCCTCCTCGGCGCGCTACAAGACAAACATTGTTGACGCAGACAGCATTGTGCTTGAGTCCGCACGAAAGATTAAGCCCCGCCATTATGAAAGCACAATTGAGGATGAGGCTGGCGCAACACGCTTAGGGTTCATTGCTGAAGAGGTACACGATGCTGGCCTAACCCATGCCGTAGGGTATGATTCTGACGGTTTACCAGAGACAATTGACGCAACCGCGCTAGTCGCAGCCCTTTACGCTCGGGTTAACGACCTGGAGGAGCGCCTAAAGTCCTTGGAGTCACGATGACCGAATCACAAGCACGACAGATTATTAGCAGGTTAGACGCTCAGTCCGCCAAGATTGACAAACTACAAAGCCAGATTGACGAAATGCGGGGCGGCTTGGCCGTTCTTAAGGGTCTTGGTGGGCTTCTTGGAGTGGGGGGATTAGGCGCGCTGTTGGCGTGGCTACAAGGCCAGGGCAAGTAATGCGCCGGCCGCTCTTCTCGCTTGCTTCGGCAGCCATCCTCATGCTGTCGGTAGTCTCTGTTAAGGCTGAGTCCGCCACATCCCTGGTCACCGTTGACCGCACCATGGATTTTTTTGTGGTGGTCACCGAAGAGACGCTCTTTGAGGCCGAGACCGACCTGTGCGAGAACACCGAAGGGTTCTGGTGCGCGAGTCCACCATTTACCGATTCCGTGCTCTGGCTGTACGACAACCAGGGCGCTGTGATGACGGCCAACGACGACGACCCACGAAAGAACGGCCAGTCTTACAACTCCTACATCGGCATTACCTTGCAGCCGGGCGTGTACCGCTTGCGCGCGGGAAGGTTCATTTGCTATGACGGCAGTTGCCTTCACCCGGATGCTCCGTTCCCCGAAGGTGGCCGCTACGACCTTATTGCCAACCTTCCGCTCATTCTTGACCCTAACCCTCCGGTGGCAAGCCCTTCTCCGATCCCATCGGAGTTGCCAACCCCGGAGCCAACCCCAACACCATCAGAGGAGCCTTCCTATGAACCTACCCCTCCGACACCAGAGCCAACGCCAGAGCCGACGGTCACGCCAGAGCCGACACCGGCATCCCCTGACCCTACGCCAACTGCTACGGCTGAACCTAGCCCTTCTGCTACTCCTAGCCCTGAGCCTAGCCCTACACCAGTCGTAACCCCGACACCGGCCCCAACGCCAACCGAGCCACCACCGTCACCGACAGAGCCGCCACCTTCGCCAACCGAGCCACCTCCGAGTCCAACCGAGCCGCCCCCAACACCGACGGAGCCTCCGCCAACGCCAACCGAACCACCACCACCTTTCTTTGACATTGAGTTGCCCAATCCGGCCGCAGCCGTAGGCGAAGCCATTGAGGCGCTTGCAAACTTGGGCAATGACTTGACCCCAGAACAGAAAGAGGAAGCAGCGCGTACAATTGTTCCTGCAATCGTTATTACGCAAGTGGCCCAGGCCGCAGCGGCAACGGCGGCAGCAGCAGCAGCCCAAACATCGGGCAGCAGTTCAACCCCATCAGGGGGAGGCGGAAAGAGTAATGGTAATGAAGCGAAAACTCGTAGACGCAATTCTTGATACGGCCGCCTCATCCTGGACCTGGCTTGGCATGATTGTGGCCTTTGCCGTGACCCCGGACGGAAGCACAAAGGACAGCATCGGCGGTGCTATTCTGGTTCTGCTAGGCCTCTGGCTTATTACAGGCCCACTACGGTGGGGGAGGAACTAATGGCAATTGACAATCGCTACGATCTAGAGATTAAACAGGGCGCAACATTTTCGCTGACTGCCACCTGGAAAGACTCTACCGGAACGGCCATTAACCTGACTGGCTACACAGCAAGGATGCAGGTTCGCTCGGCATACGATTCTTCCACCACAATCATTAGCCTTACAAGTAGTTCGGGAATTACCCTTGGAGGGTCTGCCGGAACAATTGCCATTACCGTATCTGCAACAACAACGGCCGCACTTACAGCACCATGGTCCGGTGTTTGGGATTTGGAATTGGTGTCTGGTGGCGGAGTTGTAACTAGGCTTCTGGAAGGAGTTGTAAGCGTAACGCCAGAGGTAAGCCGATGAGCGTGACGGTAAATCCGACAAAGCAAACGGTAACGGTTACCCAAGGCGAGGAAACGGTGACGGTCGCTCCAGTTACCCAAACTTTGGAAGTCAGCGCGGCCGGGCCGCAAGGAGCAACGGTAGTCAGCGTATCCGTTGGTTCAACTACGACAGGCGCTGCTGGAACATCAGCATCAGTTAGCAACAGCGGAAGCGCCACCGCAGCAGTTCTGAATTTCACCGTCCCCCAAGGCGCGACCGGGGCCACCGGTGCAACCGGGGCCACCGGCGCAACCGGGGCCACCGGCCCTCAAGGCATCAAGGGAGACACCGGTGCAACCGGGGCCACCGGGGCCACAGGTCCTCAAGGAATTCAGGGGACTAAGGGAGACACCGGTGCAACCGGGGCCACCGGAAGTGCGGGTGCGACCGGTGCGACTGGCGCACAGGGTCCGCAGGGCATTCAGGGTATTCAGGGCGCAACTGGCGCTACTGGCGCAGCGGGAACAAATGGCACAAACGGAACGAATGGTACGAATGGAACAAACGGTCAGGGCGTACCTGTCGGCGGAACGACTGGACAGGTTCTCGCCAAAAACAGCAGCACAGACTACGACACGATCTGGTCCGATCCTGGGGCAGCAACTAGCCACACGCACACATCGTTTGCAAATAACCTGCAAATCAACAAGGCAGATTCCAAAGTTCAACTTCTGAACACCACATCTGGGTCTGGAACCGAGGACGGTATGTACCTGCTTATGGCAGATACCAATGTTGGGTATTTGTGGAACGCAGAGACCAACGGTGCTCTTGTGCTTGGCACAGGTGGTGAAGAGCGAGCGCGCATTACTCCCGCTGGTAAGTTTGGTATCGGAACCAACGCACCAAGCCATCAACTTGAGGTAGTTGGTCCAGCAAGCGTAACAGTTGGAGTTAGTGCTGGCGGGTCGGGATTTGCTGAACTAGAACTTGTTGGGCAAGCAGGAAAAAACTACATTACTTCTGACGACACATTGTCATTTGACATTGGCGGAACAGAGCGGGCAACTATTGCCACGACTGGTCTTAACATAACATCTGGAACGCTCTCACAGGGTGGCACAGCAGTAAGCCTTTCTGGTCACTCCCACTCCGCCGCATCAACCTCCGCCTCTGGCGTGGTGCAGTTGAGCGATTCAGTCAGCACTACGGATAGCACGCTTGCTGCAACTGCAACAGCAGTAAAGGCAGCGTATGACCTTACAAATACTGGGCTGGCCTCTTATTTGTTCGGAACCACAAGCGTCAGCAACGGAGAAATTCCAAATGCTCCACATTTTGTCTTTAGTGCTTCGGTGACCACCCTTTCGGGACAAGTGTACTGGACTCGTATTGTTCCGTATCGCACAATCACGGTCAGCAATCTGGCGTTTGGTAACAACACGGCTTCATCTGGCTTGACTACGGCACGATTCGGAATCTATACCCGAAGCGGCGGCACATTCACATTGCAAGCGCGCACAGCATCGGATACAACCATTTTCAACTCTGGCTCCAGCAAGGTGACTCGTGCTCTAAATACCACAGGCGGATACCCTGCAACCTACACAATGACTGCTGGCACGGAATACTGGCTTGCCGTCATTCAAGTCGGAACGACCATTGCACCACTGATTTACAACAACCTCGTATCTTACTCATCAGGTATTTTTGGAATCCGCTCATACACCCTTGCAAGTCAGTCTGATCTTCCTGCAAGTACGACAGGCGCTTCAAGCGCCACGGCACTTTATTATGGGGCTGTCTCCTAATGGCAGTCATTACTGAGCCAGCCTACCTAGACGAGCAGACTGGTATGCTTACCGAGATCGTCCGAGACGCAGAGACGGGCGAGATTATTGGCAAGAATGAGCGGATGCCCGAGGAGGTTCCAGAGTGAGCGCAGCCGACCACATTGACCAGATTCATGCGCAGGGGTGGACGCGAGTTGACACGGCCCCGGACGAATGGGTAGCCGTTGTCCCCAACGACGACAACAGCGCGTTTGGCGGAACACTTTGGAAGCGCGGTTCCGACGGGGCCGACCATGCTGAAGGCGTAACCGCTGGTCATCCTGTAAGCGCGGCGCTTGACTTTGAGTCCGCCGGCCGTGCGCTTGCTGTCCTCATCAAGAGCGAGAATTCCTAATGCCTTTGTACAGAACGAAAAGCCAGTTGTACTCAGACCAGGAGGCCATTAAGCAGGGCATCCTAGACGACTGCACCTGGGCCTCATGCGCGGCAGCCGTGTCCTTCGCATCGCTTTACACCGTAAACTACAGCGCCGCTGACGGCGTTGCGGCTCAAAAGGCCGTGACCAAACGAGTAGACAAGCAAGGCGTGTCAGATAACGGCGGCAGTCTCCCCGAGGCCGTCAAAGTTATTGCCAAACTCGGTGGCAAGGCTCGCTACGCAAAGTCATGGGACGACGCAATGACGGCAATGAAATCCGGCGCGGCCTTACTTGTGTGGGTCCAGCAGCCCCAGGGGTTCCCAGACATTCACATCAGCAAATGGCATGACAAGTGGAAGAGGTGGTGGTGGGTAAAGCAGAAGCAGCCAACGCGAACTTACGGCCACATGACCAGTAGCGGAATGGATCGCGACACCGGAATCATTTATTGGACCTGTCCCACGAGAGATGAGCGCGACCCGGCCGAAGCCTACGGTGTGCCTGTCACGGAATCTCAATTGCGCCAGATCGCTAACAGCAAGGTGAAGGCCGGCAAGTTGAAGGCTGATTACAAGGCGCTGCTAATCGTCACGCACCCAGGCGGGCAGGTGGCAGTTCAGGCTCCTGTGGCCGTAGCCCCCGTTGCGCCTGTCGTAGCAGCCCCTACAGCCCCTGTTTCCGCCACGCAGAGCGCGGTTGTGAGCACGCCAGCACCGGTTCCCGCCAAGAAAGAGGCTCAGATTGACCCAGCGTTGAGCGCGTCAGTTGACGCTCTCAAGCGGGTAGACTGGGGCGCGAAGGCCGGTGAGGCCGCAGAGGCTATCGGCAACGCGGTTGAATTAACGAAAGGACAAAGCGGAATGAATCGTGTGATTTCAGTTCTTAAGTCTATTAAAGACAACACCGGCATTGACGAGGCCGCAACCGAAGCGGCCCGTGTGTTCCTTACCACCTGCATTGCCATGATGCTTGCAACCGGGTCTCCGCTGCTGGACATGACCTCTGGAGATTTCAGGGTTGTCATCAGCGGCGGACTCAGCGCATGCCTGAATGTGGTCGTGCGCTTTCTACAGCCCACCGATAATCAGTTCGGTGTAAAGACCAAAGAGAAATAATCTCTACGGTAATACGGCAAAGAGGGAGGCATACATGAACAAAGACTTGGAATCCATGCTTGCGTTGTCCGTTGTAAAACGGGCTAAGTGTTGGCGCGAGAAGATTGCAGATGCTGAGTTGGGCAAGGTCGTTGACGAGGCCTTGGCCCACCCCGACATCACCGCTACGGCTGTGACCCTATGGCTTAAGCAGAAGGGCGTAGTGGCCGGGCAGAACACAGTTTCCCGCCACCGACGCGGCGATTGCGCGTGTGCGCGATGAGCGACCGCATTAAGGACCTGCTCGCATTGCAGCAGCAATTAGATGCACGCGCACCAAAGCGCAAGCACCCAGACGGATGGGAGCCAGGCGTTGAACTCAAAGGGGCCAGCGGGCGTATCACCGCGCGATCATTGACCCAAGAGCCGGATTGGACAATGGTGCTAACCGAATTGGGCCTGGACCCACAGGTCTACGATGTGGCCAGGGACACCGTAAGCGTTCGCTCGTGGGATACGCCAACCGCAGAGGGACTTCAGCGCGCGTTCTATTTCCGCGCCGATGTGACCCTAAAGAAAGCGCCGGCTGGCATTGACGAAGCGTTAGAGCGCATGGTCAAGCGCCGAAAGCCCAAGGCGTTGCCCGATACCCCAGGTGAGTCCATGCTGACCGTCGTTATTGGCGACCTACAGATTGGCAAAGAGGGAACGGCCGCAACCATTGACCGATTTGGTCTTGCCATCACAGAGGTGGAAGAGCGATGGGCCGAGTTGCGCCGACAAGGCCGACCGCTAGGTGGAATCTTGGTCCCGTGTCTCGGAGACCTGGTTGAGCAGGTAGCGGGACATTACCCCAATCAAACTTTTACGGCTGAGTTGGACCATGGCCAGCAGGTGCGCGTCATGCGCCGGCTTCTGGTTGAGGCGCTGGTGCGTTGGAGCAAGTTGCCAGGGCTTGCCTCCATTGTGGTGGCCGCAGTTCCAGGCAACCATGGCGAGCAGCGTCCGGTTCTTACAGGGCCAACGGACAACGACGACCTGGCCATTGTAGAAATGGCGGCAGACATCCTGAACGCAAACCCAGAGGCCTTTGGTCATGTGAAGTTTGTGATCGCTCAAAGCCTTACGCAAACCATTCAGCCGATTGAAGGCGGGCCGATCATTGGCATGGCGCATGGCCATCAGTCCGGCTCTGGCGCTACGCCACAGGCGCGCGTGCAGAAATGGTGGAGCGGTCAGGCGCTAGGCCAAACCGCAATTGGCGATGCAGACATTCTGTTGACAGGCCATTACCATTCGTTCCAGTTGGCCACCGTTGGCCGGCGCACCTGGATGCAATGCCCGGCGTTGGACTCTGGCTCTCAATGGTTCACAGAGCGATACGGCATTGGTGATTCTCCGGCCGGCGTGTTGACATTTGTATTGACAAAAAACGGATGGGAAGACCTCGCCGTCTTGAGTTGCGACGAATCCTAAAAAGGCTTGTCAAGCCCCCTGTTTCTGAGCGTGGCACACAACATCTTCACGCTCAGACCTAACAAAGTGTAAAAACCCATGTGCTATACTTGTCTCAGACCGAAGGGTTAGAGGACCAACCAGTCCGCCCCGGTTATGGAGGTACAGGATGAAGGCTCCTGATACAAGTGGATGGGCAGCCGCGATGGCCGCCATCCGGGAGCAGATGCAACCCATCTGCCCAAACAATAGTCGGCATGGGGCAGCCCTACCCGACAGCAAGGGCGCTGCTCGTTGCGCCACCTGCACGGCCCAGCGCGGCCGTCATGCCCGGAGGTGGGCCTGATGCGCGGGGGCAACGGCCCCCGCGCTGAATACCGGATCGGCAAGGTCTTCTACGACGACCATGTGTATCGCGAATGCGGCGCATCCGGCTACATCGTCAATGAGTTCAGCAATGCCTATGTGGTGTCGCTGGACATTGAGGCCCTGGGCGACCTGGTAAGCGATGCGTCTTACTACGCTGACCCGGGCGGCTTTGATCCGGGCATCGGCCTGGCCCACCTGCATGCCGCAGCCCGGCGCACCCTGAAGGCGCTCCGCAAGCAAGGCCCACCCGAAGGCTATGAGTTCAAGCAGACCCGGGGCGGGCTGTTGATTCTGCGCCCGGAATAACGGGGTATTGACAGGGGTTTAGCAGGGGCTGTAGGGTTATGTCAGCCAGGGGAGTTCCCTGGCATTGGAAGGAAGGAAGGTACACATGAAGGCAACAACGGTTTGGAACATTCCGGCTTCGGCCCTTGCGGCTGAATTCTATGGGCGGGCGGAGCGCGGCGATCTTATTCAGGTCCCAACCTACGAGGTGTGCATGTGCGGGTTTAAGTTCACGCATTTGCCCACCGCTCGCATTTGGTATTTCACCCGGCACAAGGTCAACACAACCGTCGTCACGGTTCTGTGCGGCGGTTGCGACCGGCAGACCATTGCAGAAATGGAGCAGCCAAGTGTTTGAGTTGACCGGTGAGGCGCGCGTCCTGGGCCTTAAGGCCTGGGGCGCGCTATCAGAAGACATGCGCGACATGATGCTGGAGTTGATTGCGATGCAGGTACGGCGCGCAGAATGCTGTGAGCCGTATGACTGCATGCACCACGAGATGTGTGGCAGCGACGGCATGTGCAGCGGGTGCGAGGAGGCCGAGCAGTTGGCCTTGGCCACCAGAGAGGTTCCGGCTATCGCGTGGTCTATCGCAAGAGAGGTAGACGACGACGGCAGGAAAGAGGTGATCCGGCAGGAGTTGGACACCATCCGACAATTGGAAGCGGTCGGTGATTTCGCTTCCGCAGAACGAATTATGGAGGCTCAATGAAGGGATTCAAGACGATTAAGTTTGAGGATGTGGAGCACATCTTGGGCAAGCGCGGCCCTGTGGCGCGATTCAATTACGACGAGGCCAGCATCGCGATGGTGTCGGGCGAGGTCGTAGCGGTTGAGGGAGTTGACCGGGATGATGCGGAGCGTATCCGCGCAACCGGCAAGCAAGCCCTGGCCAAGCGATTCCCTAACGGCGTGAAGACGCGCGTGGGATTGCTAAACGGAAAGTGGACGGCGCTGTTTGGCGCGAAGGAGGCAAAGTGAATTACACCTGGAGGGAACTCAACGAGGCACGCAAGCGCAAAGAGCAGGAGCAGGAGCGATTCCGGCTTCAAGTAATTGCGCTTGGCGTTGTCACGCTGGTGTGGATCGCGTTTGAGTTGGTGTCGGCATGAGCGACATTATCTTCTCGCTGCGAAAGCCAACAACGCTAGAGGTTGAGGCCGCTAAATTGCGAAAGCAGAAGCGCGACCGGCTGACGGTAGTTGGCCTTGCGGCTTTGCTCATTGGGCTTGCCGTAATCCTGGGCCGAATCTGATGGCAAAGAGGAAGGCGCGGGAGTTGTCCATGTTCCGATACCTGACAACCATTGGTGATCAGGTGTTCTGGGTGGCTGATGACGGAGAAGGCCCGGTGTTTGCGCGATGGGATGGCCCAGGTCACCCCATCATGTTGTCCATCGGGTCGGCATTCTTCTCGGCTACGACAACGGTTGAAATGAAAGTGGTGGCAACCAGGTCCGACGCAGAGGCAATTCTGCGTTGGTTTGAGAAGGAGGCAGAGCATGAGTCCAGCCGTCCCCAGTAAAGCAATTGACCCGGCTCGCAAGGGCTTAAGCAAATCCACGGTTACCGCTGCCGATTGGTGCGGCCGCAAGGCTGTCTACCTGGAGCAGGTGCGCGACAAGGATGGGCGACGAGTTCACGCGGCCATGCCCGAGCGCGTGCATTTCGGATCAGCCGTTGACGATGCAACGCAATCGCTGATGGTTTGGTACGACACGGACCAACGCCTACGCATGGAAGAGATTTCAATTGCAGCCCGGAATGGCGTTGAGTCCGTCAAGGGCAAGGCGTTCACCGATGCGGTCAATTGGGATGCGTTTCAGGAAGAGGTGGAATTGGCCACGGCGCTATTCGCTGAATGGCTGGTGACCAAATCTGCCCAGGTGTTGCCAATGGGCATGGGCTTGCTTACCCAGGGCATTAACGGCGAGAGCCTATCGGTTAAGTTCCCGAAGGCCGGGCTAGTGATCGGTACACCCGACGCAATCTTTGCGCCGTTTACCGAGCACGCGGTCATCCTGGACATCAAGACCGGGCAGAGGCACAAGTCCATGCTGGACCTGGGCGGATCGGAAATGCGGTTTTACGCGGCGCTGTATGCCAAGCAGTTCCCCAATGCGCCGCTTCCCCGGCTTGCGCTCATGTCGTATTCGCGGCCCAAGGTGGGTTGGAATCTGGTAATCCGACAGGCAACCCCTGATGATGTGGCGCTCGGTGTCATGTCGGCCCAGGTGGTCGCTAAGTCCGTGAAGGGAAAGCCAGAGCACGCAACATTCAACACGCAGCAATGCAAATCGTGCCAGTATGCCGCTCCGCTACCCGATTACGGGTTCGGCGGCTGTGAGGTGGGACTCATGATGTCCCAGAAGGAGGAGAGCAATGGGGAAGCCTGACCTGTCTGATTACATAGATGTTGCATCGCGTATTGCAGCATTCAAGGAAGCGTACCCAGAAGGATCGCTTCAGTCAGAGATGATCCACATGAACGAGAAGGTAGTTGTCTTCAAGGCGTATGCGCACCGTGATCGCGAAGACCTCCGGCCGGGAGTTGGCCATGCGTCGGAGCAGATTCCGGGGGCTACGCCATACACGCGCGGCTCTGAGGTCATGGTGTGTGAAACATCGGCCTGGGGTCGCGCAATTGCGGCTCTTGGCTTTGAGGTAAAGAAAGGCATTGCGAGTCGCGAAGAGGTCTTTGCGGCACAGCAGCGCCAGGTTGCGCAACCAGACCCGATGCAAGAGCGCGAAAACCAGAAGATTAACGATGAGGAGGTTCTGCGCGCGGCGGCCAAGGTGTTTGACGAGCCGGTGCGAACTGCCCCTGAAGGCCAGGAAGAGGTGTACGACATGGCCCTCAAGGCAATTCGCTACATCACTCCCGACGAAGACGCGGCATGCCCCCGGCACAAGTTGGCTTGGGTGCATCGCAACGGCACAACGGCGGATGGCCGCGACTACGATTTCTGGGCTTGCCCGGCTCCTAAATCGTCCGAGGGTTACTGCAAGCAGCGGCCCTCAATCGCGTGGTCAAACGCCAAGAAAGGCTGAGTTTAAGCACGAAATAGGGTATTGACATACGGCTCAGGTGGGTTGAGAATGGGCATAGCCCACCTGGGCTGTTAGTAAGGAAGGAAGGTACACATGGCTGACATGCGGTTCGCGAAGCAGAAGTACCAGGACCTTAAGGACGCGCTAGGCCTCAACGGCGGTGGCTGGGGCAGCAACTCCCGCTCGTGCAGCCGATGCAACGGCGGCACGCGCATTGCCGTCGGGAAGAAGAACATCTTGATCACGGCATGTGTCAACGACACGGTGGCAGTTCAGCAAGCCCTGGACATGGCCGGATTAACCGCAACCTACAAGGCGTTTGTAACCAAGACTGAGGCAGAAATTGCCCGAGGTGCTTGGGAGGGCGGCGAGTTCACCATTAGCCGCGAACATGCGGAGGCTGTGGGCCATTCGCAGATGTTGAACCGGCCATGGACTTTCAACGAAAACATGGGCCTCTAACAGAGGCAGGAAGGGAGGAAGGCAATGGCACGAGTGACGAAAGCAGAATTGGACAACCTCCTGGCGGTGATGAACCGTCGGGAGGTTGACAAGCCCCGACGCGAGTACCCGCAGATTGGTTACTACTACCTGATGGGCGCTTACGGCGGCTCTAAGTTGGTGCAGATTGTCAACGAGCATGGTGGGGTGCGCGATGTGCTCCCACACCTGGGCTACACATCCAAGCGCGAAGTTGCGGCCGGCATCCGCTCATTCTTGATTGGTCGGTTTGAGTTGGAAGACGAGCAGCGCCGAGGGATTGGGGGAGGAAAGTAATGGCCTACAAGACGAACGACAAGAGCCAGGCGCAAATGCTCCTGGCGGCGTTTCATGGTGGCCGCAAGATTACCTCCCTGGAGGCGCTCAAAGACTTTGGCATTGGCCGGCTTGCCGCCAGGGTCTATGAGTTAAAGCAACGGGGCTATGACATTCGGGAGAAGATGATCACGGTAGGTGACGGTAAGCATGTCTCGCAATACTTCATGGAGCACGCAGACCGGCCGAAGAGTTGGTTCTGCGCAACATGCAGCGATCCCGTGATCCCGTCGCAATCAAGCGTGTCAGACATGTATGCAATGGCATCATGCTTGACCTGTAAGAGAAAGGGAGTTGCCGTGTGGCGCTAACCGAGGAGGAACAAGTTGCCAAGGATGTCAAAGATCACGCCAAGCATGGGGCCAATGGGGCCATCGCGGTCTTCTGCGCCTGGTGCGTGGGCGAGGAGCCGTCTAAGGGCTTCTGCATGGTTATGGACTGCCCGCTCCGCGCGTTTAGCCCCTACGAGGTGGGCAAAGGCGCGGAGCGGATCGGCAATTGGAAGAATCCGCACCTACAGCCGCAGTTGACCCGGCTTGAGGTATCGGGCATGGAGCAGGTTGAAGCCTGGAAGGACGATACGGAGGTGGCGGAATGACGGACGAGTACAAGCCCTGCACGCGATGTGCAGCGGAGAATACCGAGACCCTGGACCAGGGTGGGGTGATGCTTTGCGAGCCGTGCCACAACTTTGTGAGTTGCGGCTGTGAAGTGTGCGCCAAGGCGGCCCCAGAAGTGTCGGCTGAATTGGTGATCAAGTGAGCGGCGGGGCCTGGCTTCGTCTGGATGCTCTTGCCTGGCGCTCTGCCAAGGTGGCTGGACTCCCCAACAATGCCTTGCGTTGGTTGTGGATTGTCACGCTGTCTGAGGCCAAACTTCAGAAGCCGGGTGGCGCATTTGGCTCTGAGCGCCATTGGGCGCAGTTGACCGCTGGGGCTGGGGGAGATCGCAAGGGCTTTACCGCGCTGGTCGTCGCGGGCCTCCTGGAGGTGTCTCCGTCGCTCTGCATCCGATGCTTAGAGCCGTTCCATGACTCCCCCGAGGGGCTGGTGGTCGTCCATGACTGGGCCGACTTCCAAATCAACACCAACGCGGAGCGCACCCGCCGGTGGCGTGAGAAGTCCAAGGGTAGTGACGCTCTTGTGACGCACACGCGCGTCACACCGAACGCAAATGTGACAGGGGACAAAGACAATGACAAAGACAATGACAAAAGAGTTATTAGTAATCTAAAGAGTAGGATGAACGGAGTAGCACCAATGAGCGTGGGCGGAATTGTCCGCGACCTAGCGCGAAAGGGGTCTAACCGTGGTTGATGAAGAGCGAAAGCATCGGGGCCGGAAGGCGAACAATGCAGGGAAGCAGTACGAAAGGGATGTCGCCTCCATGCTCCCTGGCGGTAAGCGCGTGGGCATGTATGGCGGCCCGATAGATGTAACCGCTGACCAGGGAATCGTTGCCCAGGTGAAGGTGGGAGCATCGTTCCCCGAAGTACTTAACCGATACCTGGATAAGACCATGGCGGCATCCAAGGCGGATGAGACACCCGTGGTGATTGTCGGCAACCGGCCGGGAGTTGGCGTGAAACGCACACACCTGGTCATCCTGTCACTAGAAGACTTTGTGCGGTTAATCCGATGATTGCTGTGTTGCTCTCGTTGAGCATGGCGCTCAACGCAACGCTGTTACCCGACCCAGCAGTCGGAAAGGCGACTTGGTACGGATACCCAGGGCCTCAGAAATGCTACGACGGAGTACCAAGGACATGTACGCCATACCGAACCAAGGCCCAGGGGGGCTGGCACGACGAGGTGGTGAACTATTGCGCTTTGCCGGGGTATCGCTGGCATAGCGCACCGTTCTGGGTCAAGGTCACAAATGTGGCTACAGGCGCATCGGCTCTTTGTCTCGTTCGGGACAGTTGCGGGTGTGTTGGTGGAGGAATTATTGACCTAAGCCCGGCCGTGTTTCGCAAATTGCGGAACCTGAAGGCTGGTATTGTGAAGGTCCGCATTGAGCGGTATGTAAGGCCAGTAGGAGGGCATGGAAGATGAGCGAAGTATTTGACACGATCAACCTGGACGAGGCGCTAGACAAGAAACTAGACCCGGCCCCAGAAGAGAATCACGCAGAGCATCCGCTGATGCTTATTGGGGGCGACTCAGCCGTGGTTGGGACGACCCTGGTGTTCGTGAATTGCAAAGAGGGCGGCGGCTACCAGCAGACCGTAGTGGTCTATGACCTGGAGCAGTTGGCCAAAAGCATGCACGAGGACAATCACAAGAGCGAGCAGAGCGAATGCAAGGAAGAATGCACAGGCTACGACGATTCGCTGGAATTCTACGAGTACAACTATCTGCGCTACCCGGCGGGCAAAAATGCTCCGCTGTTTCTGGTGCGACATACGGCTGAGGAGATCAACGAGGCGTTCGCCTTGGAATCTGACGCATGGCAGGGGTAAAGGCAAAGCGCGAAGGCGCGGTGAAACCCCCTGTGTGGACGGTGACGGACTGTTCAGCATGCGGCAAGGTGATTGACTACACCGATGCCAAGCGAAGCGTGTTCCCAGGCGTTCGGGTGCTAGTCATCAACTTCAACGGGGCCAAGGGAGGTCGGCGCTACACCTGGAAGCACAAGGCGTGCGCGTGATGAGGCGAGACATTAACCAGTACGGCGAGGGCATGAAGGCATCGGAGTTGGCCCAAACCGACATGGCGTTAGACGAGCAATTAGACCGGCACTTCGTGTGGCATCACTTTCCGCCTGTGCCGGCCAAGATGATCCCGATTGCGATTGAGGCAATTCGGAACATGAACATGGGGATGATGGAGGAAATTGCCCCCCTACCAGGGGAGTTCGTTGTCAGCATTGACCCAAGCATCACACCGTTAGTCAAGGACATCTGCTCCGGCCTTGCGCTGTTCGCCTGGCGCTGCGAATGCGAACCGTGCAAGAAAGGCAGTCCGCATTGGGGCGTAAATCCCGAGTTCGCGTGATCTGCTAATGTCTGCGCGCACGGAGGGAGCGTGACGGAGCCTTCCCCGTCCCCCCTCTGTGCGCTACTACGAGGGAGGAGTTGAAATGGCCATACATGCACACCGATGCAAGAACGCAAGGCCCCCCTACGCTCATGACTTCATGCTATACGACACAGGCGATGGAGAGCATTCTCCGTTTACGGCCATGATGGCGTGCAGGAAATGTGGTGAAGTGCGCAAGGCTCAGGATGAGGCCCTTCCACCAGTAGCCCTAGACGATGTGCTTGCATCGGTATTGGCTAAGCCGGCCGTTAAGCCTAAGCCCAGGGCTAAGCCTGTAAGGCGTAAGGGTTGAGCAATAGAGCCTGTCTTACATGCGGCATGATCCTATCCAGGCTAAGGCAGGGTAGGTGTGAGGAATGCGCCAAGGAGAAACAGGCGACCAAGCCCAATCCTTATCGCAACAGCAGGGAATGGCGCAACCTATCGGCGCGTAAGCGTAAGGAGCAGCCATGGTGCAGCAGGTGTGCCACACAGGGTGACGCATCCAATCCCCTAACGCTTGACCACATCGTGCCATTGAGCATGGGTGGTGCGCTCATACCAGAGGATACGGAGGAAGGCGTGCAGGTGCTATGCAAACGATGCCAAGGAATCGTAGGCGCACGCAAGCATGAGCCTGGGCCATGGCGCGCGTAATCCCTGACACCATGCCACCATACGAGGACACAGCACCCGATGCCGTGCCTGACCCGGGATGGGACGATGACGAGGACAATGAAGAAGAGGAAATCCCTGATGGATTCTAAAGAGCACACGCACAGCGACGAGGCCCAGGATGCAGCACAAACACCCCCCCATTTTTTAGGGAGCGAAACCGGCGACGAT